GGATCGTGCGCACGACTGGATCAATGTCACGGACTTCGGCGCCGTACTGAACGGCACGACCAACGACACGGCGGCCTGGGCGGCGGCACGCGCTGCGGCTGCCGACTACGGCACTATTGTTGTTCCGCGCGGGCGCCAGTTCGTGAATACGGCGCCTACCGGCGGACCCACAACCAAGGTCTTGTGGAAATACGACGGCAACTATATCGGATCGAGCGGCACCACACCGGTTATCGGCATGGGCACCGATACCGTCGAGACGTTTATCGGTAGCAAATACTTCGGCCGTGCCAACTCTTACGCCGGTGCTCCCGCCGTCCTGCGGATCGACAATACGCTGAACCACACGTCGGGCGGCGTCGTCGGCACTAATACGCCGACGCTCGATGTGCGGCAGACCGTCACGAACACGTCGCCCGAAGGCGCTTTCGCCCTCGCCGTGACCATCAACAGCAGTCGCGCCGGACCTGGGGGCGATCTGGTCGCAGTGGCCGGCTACGTCAACAAACTTGCCGGCGCCGGCAGTCACAACACTTGGGGCGCCAACTTCTACACAGCCGACCAGACCGGCAATAAGTCGAGTCTGTCCGGTGCTTCGGTGGGTGCCGAGGTTTCAGTCATTGCCAACAATGACGATGACGGCGGCGCCGGTAGCACCGACGTTCCAGCAGGCCAGGGCATCCGCGTGGCCGTTGACGTGGTTGGCGCCAAGAATACGGCCGGCGGCGTGGATGCGGTTATCGGTTGGGGCGTGCGCGTCGGTCCTAGCAGCGACCTGCCGGGTGTTAGTTTCCGCCGGAACTATGCGGCGTATGGGCCATTCCTCAAATCGGCGTTCTCCACCGAGTTCGCAGTGCAGCAAGCCGGCGCAAACGCGATATGGCTGGGCGATGGGCACACCATCGCGCTGAACAAGTCGGGCGCAAATACGCTGGGCTACACCACCACCGGCACGCCCCGGCTGCGCTACATGGTGGGGGCTAACGAGCGCTGGAGCATCAGTGACGCGGGCGCTGTGTCGATGCCAGCGTTGCCGACATCGAATGCCGGCCTGTCGCCAGGCACCCTCTGGAACAACGGGGGCTTCGTATGCGTCGCCTGATCCTCGCTGCGTTCTTCCTGCTGGCAGCCGGCGGGGCGGCGAGCGCGGCATGCCCTGCGGTGCTGACCGACTGCCCGAACATGAACGCCAACACCGGCTCGTTTGGCGGGATTGTCACTGGATCATCCACGCCGACAGGCTCGACGAACGCCAGCACGCTGGCTGATCTGTTCGGGCGGCAATATTACTGCCCGTTGTCGGTCGGCCTCGCGGCCTGTGTGACAGATGCGCCGGGCGGCTCCACGATCATGCTGGCGCCGAACGTCACCTATACCGTGTCCACCAATATCAACGTCACCAAGTTCAACACCACGATCGCCTGTCCGGGTTGGAATACGGTCATCAAGCGCGGCACCACGCTGACTGGCACGATGCTACAGTTTTCTGGTGTTGGCGGCACGCTGCGCGATTGTGCGGTGGATGGCAGCGCCCCGACCAACAGCACCAATACCGGCGCCGATCTTACTGTGTCGGGTGCTGGTGGCGGGTTGTTTCACAACTCGGTCATAAATTCACGGGGGAACTCGATCGGCCTGAGTGGCACGAATAGCTGGGCGCGGGATAACAAGGTCGTCGGCATCGCGAATGCGGCCCTGCAAACCTATGGCATCTGGGCGATCAACCATGTGCCGGTCGTCATTCAGGGAAATACTATTACCAGCGCCGGCATCGATGGGATCGGCTTCGATGGCGATGGCTCCATCGTCGCCGGCAACTACGTTGGCAATAGCCACTGCTACACAGGCATCGGCGGTGGCCAGATCGCTTCTTACGGTGGCAACGGTGCGGTGATCGCCAACAACACGGTGCAGACCGGCTGCGGCATCGTGGCTGGTGGCATCGAGGTCAACAGCTTGCACACCGTCGTGTCGGGCAACACGGTCACCAATTCGCAGTTCTTCGGCATCGCGCTGGATGCCGCTGCGGACAACATCCTAGTCAGCGGCAACACGGTGCTCAATCCTGGCACGGGGACCGTTGCCAATGGATTCGTAGTCGCCACCAACGTCTCCAACTTTCGCGTGGTCGGTAACGCCTTCACCGACAATCGCGGCGGGTCCGCGAAGATGACTTACGGCATCAACGTGTTGGCCGGCACGTCGAACAACTATGAGATCGTCGGCAACCATGTGAGCGGCGCGACGACCGCCAACCTGTTTGATGGCGGCACGGGCACCGCGAAGCTGATCGCAGACAACCTGGGTGTGGATAACGTCATCCCGGCAGTCGCCTCGGCGGCAACCCTCCCCGTGCCGGTCAATCCGACGTTCTCGCTGACCGGTACGACCGGCGTGACGGCGATGTCGGGTGTGGTCTGGCCGGGCCGGACGGTGAACATCATCCCGACTGGTGTGCTTACCTTCACCGCCGGGGCGACGATCGCCAACACGGTTACTACCGTGGCGAATGTGCCTGTCGTTGGCGTTTACAACGGCACCGCCTGGAACCTGAAATGAGCGCAACGCCACGCCCCTATGGTCGCGGCCCGTATGGCGCGTCGGTCTATGCCACATACCCCACCTACGAGATCGGCGGCATCTCCCAGGTCGCATTCGGCGCCGAGGCGTCGACGCTGATCCGCACCTGGCAGCAGCCGACGCAGATGTGCAGCGCCGGCACATGGACGCTGACCTCGCTGCCAGCGCAGCCACCCAACGACCAACTGGAGTTGGCGGCATGAGCGACTATACGACCACTCCGAATTTGGGGCTGCTGAAGCCCACGCCGAACGCCGACGGCGATCTGTGGGGTGGGCACCTTAACCAGAATGCCGATACGCTGGATGCAGTGCTCAGCACGACGACGGGCGGGAAGTTCCTGCCATTGAGTGGCGGCACGCTGACCGGCGGCCTGACCGCGCCAACGCTGGCTTCAACTGGCGCTGCGACGGTCGGTGATGTCACCACCAATCAGATCACGATGACGCCGGGCGCTACGCCGGCCACCGCAGCGGTCATCCGTGCGCTCGGGACTGGTGACCTGATCCTGCGCGGTCACGGGGCAGGTGCTTCGGTCACCATCCAGCCTGGAACCAACACCAATATCGCCACCTTCGTTGATACCGCCAACGGCGCGAACAGCAATTACGTCTCCATTCGCAACGCTGCGGCAGGCGGGGTGCCGTCAGTGCGGACCTTCGGGCCGGATGCCAGCGTCAACCTCAATCTACAGCCGCAGGGCGTGGCCGGTATCGTCAACGTGGTCGCCAACGGGTTCCAGGTTAATCACACGCTAGCCGGTATTGTTCCGGTCAATGGCTTCATCAACGGCAGCCTGTTCAACACGCCGACCGACAGCGTGGTGCAGGCCGGCACCACGGGCAACAACTGGGTCTCGATCCAGGGCAATGTCGGCGCGCTTCCCTGGCAGGCCAGCACTGCGGTCACCGTCGGCCTGACGCGCAACAATGGCGGCAACGTCTACACCTGCACCACTGCCGGCACGACGGCTGCCTCCGGCGGCCCGGCTGGCACCGGCACCGGCATCACTGATGGCACCGCCGTATGGTCCTACACGCAGTCCGATCACGTCGGCATCCGCAGCGGCCTTAACGTCGGGATGTCCGTTCGCTCGCCGGCAGGACCGACAGCGACCGCCCAGCAGCGGCAGTGGCCGGCGATCACTTCAACGTTCTCCGGTTCAGCCAATGTCGGCGGCACGGGACTGCTGCCGGGGAATGCGATCGGCCTCGGCTATGCGGGTGGTGACCAGTCGTGGCTTCAGGCTGGTGCCACCAACTGGCAGGCGATCGTCGGTCGCGAAATCGACGTGGGCATATTCACAGGCGCCAGCGCGAAATCCCGCTACGGCCTCAGCCTCGTTAGCTATGGACAGGTGAACGGTTCGCTTGAGGACAACGCCATCTCTATCCTTTCGAACGGCATCCCGTTCCTCGACGTTGTTCGGCTGGGTGAGCAGTCGATAAGCGCGGGCACCAGAAGCCTGCTGAGCTACATCCCGCGTCCGCAGGGATCGCTGGCTGGGTTGGCCTATACCAACCCTACTATCGTCAACGGCATCGATCTCGCGAATATCCTGGTCACCGGCAACGCCTTTCGTGCGCCCGGCAATGGCGGCATCGACGGCACGGGCGCGGTGTTCTCGGGTGCCGCCAAACTCTCAACGTCCGCCGCTGCCGTTGCCTTGGACGCGGTGGGCAGCCTCATCACTGCCATTCCGACGATCGACGGCGGCGCCCCTGCGCCATTCGGTTTCCAGGTCGGTGATCAACTTTACGACGCGAGCGGCTACGGCTGCATCCTGACCATCAACACCGTCGATGGCGGCGGCAAACCGCTGACCTGGACGCTCACGCAGGCCGGCGGAACACTCGGGGCAACACCGGCCAATCCCGTGACGTTCTCCGGCGGTAGCGGCATCAACTCACGCTTTAATCTGACGTGGACGCGGGTGGCTGCGCTGGCGCTCAATCCGAGCGGCGGTGCAGTGACGGTACGCGGCGTGCCGATCACAGCGCAACAGGCGCTCTACGCATCATATACTGTCGTCGGCAGTGGCGCGGATACCACACTCGACACGCTCCAAACATTCACGATGGCGGCGGGACAACTGAAGAATGTCGGGGACCGTCTTGTCATTCGCGCCGGCGGGAATTTTGCGGCGAGCACCGACAGTAAAGCGGCACAACTCCGTATGGGGGCCGGTGCCTTGCTTACTGTTACGGCCACCGCTGTCGGGCAGTTGTCGTGGCGGATCGAAGGCGAGGTATGCAAGACCGGGCCTAATGCGCAGACCGTTTGCGTCTATGGTGTCAGCAGCAGCAATATCTCCTCCGGCAATACCGCAACATCGGCACAGCCCGATACATCTGCGATCACACTGTCGATCACCGCGCAGAACACCACCAACCCGGTCGCAAGCAGCATCACCTGCCGGTACTTCACCGTCGATTACATCGCTGCATGAGGTTCCTGTGATCGAATCAAACACCGCGATCGCCGTCACTCTCCGCGCGCAAGAGTGGAACACGCTGATGGCCCTGCTCGCCGAGGGACCATACAAGATCGCCGCGCCGCTGATCGCCGCCATCCAGCAACAGTGCATGGAGCACGACGCGCCGATGCGCGTGTCCGGCGGTGCCAACGGCGCAGATCCCCATCCCGAGCCATAGGAGGCCGCAATGCCGACACTCGCGGGCCAGATGTCGCAGACGCCGCCCGGCGATCCGCAGTGGGTGGCGGCGGATGGTAAGTACCACCACGGCTATGCGCCGCTTCCTAACCCGCCACGGCCACACACCGGCGTCTCCACTGGCACTAGGCGCGACTACTGGCGCAACAACGGTGGTTGGGCGCGGACCCGTGGCATTGGCGGCTGGATGATCGGTACGCCGTACGACGCGGCTGGCACATGGTTCGTGTCATTAGCAGACGACTCGGCGGAAACGACCATTCCAGCCGCACCGACGCCGATGAAGCCGCCGGCTGGCGTGAAGTAGCTCAGATGCCAGAGAGGGTGAGTTGAGGCGACGTATTCTCCCTGTTGCGCTCAAGGTAGGCCGCGAGCTTGCGGAGGTGGGTGATGTTGTCGTTAACCATGCCCAAGGCATTGTTGCAGTTCGTGCAAATCCATCCGCGAAAATGCCCACGCTGATGGCAGTGGTCGAACAGAATGCCCCCCTTATTTCCCGCGCAAATCTCACAGGCATCTGGCTTCGGGCGCCCTGCCAATATTTCCAATTCAGCCCGGCGCTTAATGTTACGACTGGCGTTATATGTGGTGTTGAATCTGGCCCTCCTCTTTTCAGAGTGCTCCGACTCATACTTTCGCTGTGCCTCCCGGCTTCTATAGCGAGTCCGCGCTCTATAGGCTGCGGCTTTCTGTTTTGCCGCCTTGGTGGCGTTGTAGCGCGCCTTCGCGGCTTTCTGTGCAGCGCGTCGCTGTTCGTCCGTGTATACTGGCTTAGCCATTCGATCTTCTCCAACAGGATCGGCGGTCAGAAACGGTCGTGGTGCTTCAACGCCACGACCGTTTCGCTTTTAGCAAACGGAGGCTAAGATTGCCAGATACATTCACTAGTAACTACGGACTCACGCTTTGCGAGATTGGAGCATCGCGGGATACGTGGGGCGCTAAGGGAAATGCCAATTGGACTACTGTTGACCAGATACTAGGCTTTGCTGCCCCGATTGGCATGATTGCCGATTTCGCAGGTCCCACCGCGCCTCCTGGTTGGGTTGTCTGTGATGGGCGCCTTTTGTCGAGAGTTCAGTACTCGGCCCTATTCGCGGTCCTTGGCACCTATTGGGGCGCGGGCGACGGCTCCACCACGTTCGCATTGCCCAAGGTGCAGGGCCGCGCGTTGGTCGGTCCTGGCACCGTCACGGACCCGAACGGCACCACGCTGTCGCTGACTTTCGCGCAGCAGCTCGGCTGGCTGTCGAACCAGATCCTGCAGACGCATCTGCCCAACTACGCGCTGTCGGTAACGGCGGCCGGCACGCACAGCCACGGTGGGGCTACAGTGGGGGCGGGCAGCCACGGCCACACCACCGACGCGCAGGGCCAGCATAGCCATGGCGGAGCGACGCTGACCGAGAGCGCGCTGCACACCCACTCCGGCGTCACCGATGCGCAGGGCAGTCACAACCACACCGTCGGCGGGTTTTTCACCACAGGGTCGGCGGCGCTTGGTACCGGGCCGTTTTCGGTAGGCGGCAATACCGTCACCAGCACTGATGGCGCGCATCAGCACAACTTCACCACCGGCACCGAAAGCGCTTCGCACGCCCATCAGATCACGCTTGACGGCAGCCACGCGCATAATGTCTCGGTCGTTGGCGATCATACGCACACGATCAATCCCGACGGCAGCCACACCCACATTATCAACCTCGGCGGCGGCGGCACGCTGTACAGCCTGATGCAGCCCGTTCTCGTCATCACTAAGATCATCTATGCCGGTCAGCAGGCGGTGACGCGCGTGGGTGCCGAGGCCGCGCCGACCATCGAGGGCCGCGACGAACTCACCGCCATCCGCGAGGAACTAGCCGCCCTGCGCGCGATCCTCGCCCCGGCACGCTCGCCGCGGCTGCTGTCCGCACCGGCGAGGGGCATGCACTGATGCCCCGCGTTGCCCAGGCACCGCCCCCAGGCGTCTGGCGCAACGCCACGGCCGAGGCGTCCAGTGGCCACTGGTACGACGCTAACAACGTGCGCTTCCGCGGCGGGCAGTTGCAGCCGATCGGCGGCAACGTCGCACAGCCCGGCACCACCGTCGCCGACCTTCCGCGCGATCTGCTGACCTGGCACGACAACAGCCGCGTGCGATGGGCTGCGTTCGGCACGGATACCAAGCTCTATGCGTATCGCTTCGACCTGCAGACGCTCTACGACATCACTCCGTCTGGCGTCGGGCCGCTCGATCCGCCCGGCGCGCTGGTCGGCTACGGCATGGGCGACTACAGCGCCGACGCCTACGGCACCTCACGCGATGCCGCCGATATCGGCACGCAGGACATCGCCGCAACCATGGGCGACAGATGGGCGATGGACACGTTCGGCGAGGATCTGTTGGTGGTCCCGACGCAGGACGGGCGGCTTTATCGTTGGACGCCGACCACACCCGCCACGCTGCCGGCGCTGGTGACCGCCGCGCCCACCAACTGCCGTGGCGTAGTGGTGACGGATCAGCGCCACGTCGTGCTGCTCGCCGCCGGGGGCGATCCGCGCAGCATCGCATGGTCGGATCAGGAGAACCCCGACGTTTGGCTGCCCGATGTGACCAACCTCGCGGGCAGCAAACTGCTGCAGACGCAGAGCTATACCATGACCGCGATCAAGATCAGCACCGGCATTCTGATCTTCACCGCGAACGACGTGCATCTGATGACCTACGTGGGCGCGCCCTACGCCTACGGTATCGTCCAAATTGCGTCTGGATGTGGGCCTATTTCCCCACGGGCCGTCGTTGGGGTTGGCTCCTTTATCATGTGGCCCGGCACGCAAACTTTTTGGACCTATCAAGGGTCAGTGCAGCCATTACCGTGTACGGTTCAAGATTGGTTCTTCAGCCTAGTCAACCGCACGATGGCCGGTCGTGTGTTTGCTAGTCCGAACCCGGCTTTTTCCGAGGTCTGGATCGATTGGGCCGATGAGGACAGCTTAGAGTGCAATCGCTACGTGGCGTTCAATTTCGCTGATCCCGCACATCCCTGGACTATCGGCGTCCGTGCGCGCACTGCTGGTGATCCGAGTGGCACAATGGACAACCCCATTTTAGCCGGACCACTCGGCAACGGCGGTTGCCTTTACCTCCATGAGTACTCCTACCTTGAGAACGGAATGCCACGCGCGCCAACAGGCAGCATATACGCAGAAACCGGAAATATAGTCGTTTCGGAGGGAGACAAGAGAGTCCATTGCAAGCAGGTCGTCATGGACGCCACCACGAGCGTCGATAACATGATTGGCGTCAGATTCTTTCCGCGTGAACAAGCAGCCGATGCCGCGTCAGAGTTCGACACTGGCCTCTACTCCGTGGTGCACGGAGGCTTAATGGACGTGCGGTGGTCTGGACGGTCTACTCGGATGCGGATTGAGGCGCTTGCTGATGGTCCGTTTGCATTGGGTCGTCTCCGGTTAGAGATGAGGGTGGGGGGTCGCCGCTAGATGGCCCGCCCCTACCATCC